TGCATATCACAAGATACGTTTGTGGTAAACCATTGTTCGAAGCTCAGGGATCGGTTGGTCTTACTAAACGAGGACTTCCTTCGGGAATTCCTTATTTAACAGATTTACTTGGAACAAATCAAGGTATAAGTTTTGTATTAACATTACTTAATATTTCGAGATGTTTACCAGGTACCAAATCGCCAGATCTTTCTACAATTACTGATGAATGGAATGGATTTATAACTCATCAAATGAGGGATTTTATCCCAGAATTTGTAAAATTATATAATTTCAAACCATTTCAGTCAACATTCACGTTAAGTGATCTTTACAATTCTAATAAATCAGGACCTATAGGTCATGCAACTCAAACTTCTGTGTTACAGGCAGATTATGCCTTAAAACACTTAGGTGAACAGTTGACAACTTTGACAGGAGGTAAACCTAATGATTTAGTTATTAATGGACGAATAATCCATCAAATACCAAACATTATGAAACCCCTTATTAAATGGGCACCTCTCGCTCTTAGATATAGAAATACTCTTAGCCAAATCTTCAAATCGGGAAATTCACACTTGGCAGCTTCCTTACGGAAACTATCAATTGTTAATGACCCTGAAGGTAAAGCTAGAATCATTTGTATCTTTGATTACTGGTCACAAGTTAGCTTGAAAGGAGTTCATGACTGGGCACTTTCTCAATTAAGAGAAATACCTCAGGATAGAACTTTCGATCAAGATCCCTTTATGATTAATAAAGAGGGACCTTACTATAGTATAGATTTAACCGCTGCAACTGATAGATTCCCAATCGAGCTACAAGTAGCTCTATTTGGTAATTTATCTAGCACATCAGTGGCTCAGGCATGGAAAGAAGTACTTGTCGGACAAGAAGTCTATGTCCCATGGGAGAAAAGTTCTGTATCATACAAAACTGGTCAACCAATGGGGGCATATTCTTCTTGGGCCATATTTGCTTTAACACATCATTTCGTTGTACAATATAGTGCTAAACAAGAAGATTTAACTCTTCCATTTAGCGACTATATGTTACTTGGAGATGATATTGTCATTGCAAATAAAGCTGTAGCCGAACGGTACATTCAAAACATGACTGATTTAGGTGTTGGAATATCTTTGCATAAAACACATGTGTCTAACGATACATATGAATTTGCGAAAAGATGGATACATAAAGGAATAGAAGTTAGTGCTTTACCACTTAAAGGACTTATGTCCACTAAGGGAAAATACTACCAACTAATCCCACTTATATATCATATCATTTCAGGTATGCCAGCTAAAGTTTACTCTAGCGTGCCTGGTCTTGTTTATGATTTCTATGTGCGGACAGGTCTTAATATTAGACATGCAAGATCAATGTATAACCGTACAGCTGAATTTTCAGCTGTTTGGAAATACATCAGGTATGGTTCTGAAGATCAAATCTTAGAATTAATTCAAAGAAATGACAAAGAATCACATCCATTCCCCAGAATCGGTACAACCGACTCTAAAGAATATCTTGATTGGCTTTTAGAAAGAACTGTTACACGTGAAATCATCGCAAGAAACGAGTCACTTAAAGCATTCCTTGTAGGAATGCATGAAAGATGGCATCGTTTATTTGTGGAGAATTTGGTAGACCACACCGGCTTCAAAGAAGAAGTCTATCCTGCTCTATCATATCACCCCTCATGGCAAAGCCTTATGGCTGAGTATGGGAAGGTCTCTGAAAGAGCTGATAAAATTATTGCGAAAAGAGATTGGAGACAACTTTTAGAAGTTGTTACCATACCTGATCCTAATAAAATTATTTTTGATAGAAATAATCTTGAAGTTACCCAAAGTGTAGCTAAGTTTGCTAAGGATATTTTTAAAACTGCAGCAATGCAGCGTAAAAAAGATACTTGGTTTATGGCACAATTCGACTAGGCTCTTATTGTAGTAATTAAACTACTAGAGTGTAATCAAGCTGATTCATAATCAAACTAAGTTAGTATGGGATAGTGAATTTTCTCTGGTACTTTGTACAGATTCTCCTCTAGGTCTACTTGATAGTTGGAAGCGTGAGATAACAATGTTATCAATACCACCACCGATGATGCAAGGGCCCTCTCCAGTGATGGAGAGAAGCCGAGGCTCGGCTGTACTACCATGGATAGCACTATCGGTTTTCCGTACGCGTACTTAGCGGGGCACCCTCACTTTGAGTGCAGCCTCCTTTGAAC